AGTAATAGTAGACAATGAGGATTCTGAAAAACTTAGAATGGTAGAAACCTCGCTGATACCTGTGTTGGTTAATGCCATCAAAGAATTAACCGCGAGAATTGCTGTGCTTGAGGGCAAGTAAATGAAACTTAATCAAGACAACAGGAAGGTAGATTTAATGGAATTGCTAAAGAGCTATTTATTTCCCGCAGTAATAGCCGCAGTGTCAGCGTACATGGCAGTAGTCGTAACTTTAAGCACAATAAAAGCGGATGTTAGGTACATTAAGCAGGATATGGATAAGCAAGAGAAATGGCTTTCTCAGGTCACTGATAACCAAATAAGGCTAACAGCTATCACCGCTAACATGGCGAATAATGACAGGCGGTACGAATCCCAAGATGATGAAATTGTGCGGCTTAAAGACCGCGTTAGAACATTGGAGAAATTATGATTAAACTTATTATTCGAGCAGCGTTAATGCTAATTATGGCACCTTTGCTAATACCTGTTACCTTGTACGCACGTTTAAACGACCTTGAAAGGCTGCCGTGGGGTTTTGAGTACATCAGTGGCAATCGTGAAGACAACTGGGATGGCTGCGGCGGGGCAAAAGTTCAACGCAAACTGTGGCTATTTGACGGCACTGTCGATGTTGAAAACGGAACACATGGTTCATGGCAACAATATTTATATGGGAAAGGCATAGTATGGGACTCATTAGGGTTTTTGCGCCGGTGGTGGTATTCGTATAAGTGGTGTGCCATTCGAAACCCTGTTTGGAACGTGCGCTACATACCATGGCTAAGTACTTCATGCAATAAACCAAATGTGCTAATGTTTCAAAATGCGGGAAACTGTGAAGCAGTGGATAAAACTTCAGACGTCAATTTAAGATACGACTTTAAATTCAGGAACGCTGACGGGAACTTCACCGGACACTACCGGCACATTAAAATATTCGGCAAGTATTATTTATCTATACGTTGGGGTTGGAAAGTATACCCGAGCTTGTTTAAACTTTCTAAAACACCACTGTTTAAACAACGCAGCGTTCCCATTATTAATTTTGAAATAGTCAACATAGAGAAGCAGTAATGAAAATTAAACGGAATGACCATCTGCACGATAGAACGCTAGGTATTTCTATTCTTCCAGACGGGCGTGAATTTCCTACTATGGAATTGCCATGGAACGACAACAAGGTAGGTGAGAGTTGCATACCGACGGGCATGTACAAATTTAAAGTTGATTTATACGGTCGCTTCCAGTGGTTTAAGGTGTTAAACGTGGATAAGCGTACCCACATTGAAATGCACCTCGGCACTCATCCTTCACATAGTCTTGGCTGTATTCTTATGACTATAGAAGGTTTGCGAGCGATGCAAGAATTTTATAACGACCCTGAACTAGAATACGTATTGGAGGTAACATGATAAATCCTGTTTCGGCAATTATTGGCGCAGTCGGCGGATTCTTTGGTAAACGTGAAGAACGTAAAGCCATAGAAAAAACAATTGACGGCAAAATTACAATGCAAAAGCAAAGGGGTGAAACTCAAGTTGTATTTAATGAGCAAGAGATTGACGTCATATCTAAGCGCAATGAGGGTGAAACGTGGAAGGATGAATACATAACAATTATAATGACGATGCCGCTTGTTACTTTATTTTTTGCTGTATTTGTCGGGACTTTATTGGGTAGACCTGAATTAATAGCTGCGGCTATAGAAGCTAACGCTGCCGTTAAAGAGCTAGTCCCGAACTATCAAGAACTACTGGCTTTAACAATAACAGCGGCATTAGGCGTCAGAGCTTGGAAGAAGCGCTGAACTAGCGCCGTTGTTTACTTTCATATTTACCACTGCGCATTTCAGAAGATATGCGCTTCAGGGCATCTACGTATTTTTCCGGTACCCACACGTTTACACGCCTTTGCCCCTCCCGTATGTTTTTCTCAGTGTATCTTTTTTGTGCTTCATAAATGCTAGATTTCATTTGCTCTCGCCTAATTTTTCAAATTTAGGAAAATAGTACACCTACTAAAGCTGCTCGTCAACTAACCTGTTAATCTCGATTATTAAAGCATGGTCATTCACAAGTCGCCCCTTTATACCCTCTATGAAGGCAACTGCGTACTTACTAAGCTTTTCTTCGTCAGTGTTTCCGTAGCTTTTATCTAGTTTTGGGAGTACTGATATTGCAACCCTTATACGGGTGTTTCTACCGTTAATTTTCTTTTGTATATCTAGCGGAACACTGGCATTTTTTATTATTTTTGCGACCACTTTACAGCGCATATCCGCATCTTTATCACCGCGCATTTCAAGTACGCCTAATGCTATTTCTTCAATAAAGCCAGTCGGTATTACGCCGCTAAACAAATCACTCATAACAGTCGCAAGCGTATCGTATACGCTCGTTGTTTCGTCAATCATAGTTTGCTTGGCTTTTGTCGTTGGTGCCGGTGAATTAAGTAGCGCTAAGTCAGGTTCTAAAGTCTGCAACCACCGCCAAATGCTCTCTGCCCACTTAGGCTGCCCCTTGCTGTTCTTTACGTCTAACCACTCGTTAAGCTTAACGAAATACTCTGGCGTTTCTGCCACCCTAGTATTTTGCACTACGTAGACTCGCCTATCACCGCCCAAGTGTCCCACAGCATCAGTATGGTTGGTAAGCAACAAGTAACTAGTATAAACGGTGCTATGCCGCTGACTCCCATATTTTGTGTTTACCAATACGGTTTTAGGTCTTGGGTCGAACAGGTCTTTCATCGTTTCGTAGACCCTGTGTTTGTTGCTAGTGTCTGACATAATTTCATCACAGGTTACAATTAGGGCTTCTTGCCAATCGTTGTATGAGCCTGCTTCACTCGCGCCGCACAACTGCGGAAACGTCACCTTCTTTACGTTTTCTTGCGAAAAGAGTACAGCCATCATGTCAGTTAACGTTGTTCTACCGGTACCCTGAGTAGGCGCAACCATAAGAACTGCCGCACCTTTAAATATTGGCGTTTGCGCTTTAGCCGCCAACCATTGCAACCAGTAGTCGCGTTCGTCTTTTTCAGGTATTAGGTAGGCTAAGAAGTCGTTAAAACGCTTTACGTCCGCGTAGTCAAAAGTTCCTTTACCCCAAGTGGGAGCCGCGTATATATTTAAGTATTTCAAGCCGTCATGTTCAATTATAGATTCAGGATTTGCAGGGTATAACATGGTCCCCTGTACCGATAATCTATTTGGTGCCGTTAACCATAATGAATGCTCGTTAACCATTTTTATTTTCCCGTCTATATCATGCACCGCAACTTTTTTAGGGTGTAAGTTTTTAAACGCGCTAATCTTAACGCCAACAGGTTTCTTAACGCCACGCATACGGTATGCAGAGTCCTCAGAAGCAACGTATGCGTAGTCAGCAACCAAGTCAGCTACGTTATCTATCTTAGGAACCCTAGGAGCGCCAACAGTAGCCGCCCATTGCAAAAAGTCGTCAGCTTTGCGGTCTTTACAGTGGTCGTGGAAGCAGTTGAAGTTTCTCATGTTAGAATAATCACCGCCGCGCCCAACTGGTGAGTATCCCGCAGTGTCCGCGCCGTCGCTATGTTCATCAGCCCACGGGCATCGTATTGTCACAAACTGCCCGTTATCATTAGTCACTAAATCTTGCTCATAAAGCCATTCCAACAGAGGGTCTACGACACCGTTTAAACTACCTGCTGTGGATTTTATCGGGGACCAACTGCTTGTCCCCGTCATAGCGGCAGACTTACCGCGTTTAGCAATGTTAACGTCTTTCTGTACGTCAGCCCAAGATACCCCAACGTCCATGACCTCAAGTAGCTCGTCCGGTGTCCAATATTCGTCGTTAAGTTCAATAAGTTTTACCCTGAAGCTACCTTTTTCACCCTTCTTGCCGTTGATGCCGGTTGGTAATCTAACTACTTTAGTCGGCATTTTACCACCACCATCGGAATAGCCGGAGGTATAAACAAGATGCACTAACGCTTCGGCTAGCTCTAGGTTGTCTATAGGCTCATCTAATATGTAACCATATTGAAAATTGCCTTTGCTTGTCTCAATAATGTAGTTTGGTTTCAGGTCTTCAGGAAGTATTTCAAATGGGATTTTAGTGCCGATATCATCTAGTACAACAACGTGTAAACGGTCGAAGTTTGACTTTCGGTTATACAGCTTACCGTCTACGTCTTCAACTACGGTTGAAGTCCCAAAATAAAAAGTCCTTGGTAGATTAGTTCTTTCTAATACGCCCATAGTTTTACTAAGCTTTTTTGGGAATGACGGTGTGTTAGCTTTTTGATACCAAGTTAATATTTCCTCGTCCTCTATTAAATCGTGAAACACGGTGTCTATGAATTTTGATACTTCTTTTGCATCGTAGTCGATGATGCCTTTATCTTTTAGGTTGACAACATTAGGATTTGATGGAACAGGGGGTTGTTTTAAGTCCTTTATTGGGGTATTCTTTTCCTCATCATGTGCGTTCGGTTTACTCATCTGATACCTTCCTTATATTTATTGATTGTTGTAGTGTGGTTAAAGCCCTGTTTAGTCCACAGGGCTTTTTTTGTTTGGTCTTAAAGCATACTTATTTTTTACCCTTTAATCTAGTGGTTTCCGTATCTATCTAGGATAATCGGGTCGGCTTTTAACGGTAAGCCTTGTGCATACTCGGGCACGCTCTCCATAACCTCCTTCAGCAGTTTTTTATCACGGTACGCGTAAATCTCGGCTGTCTCTAATATTATTTCATCGTGTACATGAGCAACAACTGGTAAATCTAACCAGTCGCAATCCCTTAGCTTATCGCGTAACAATGCCGCGCAGAATGCTTGTGTAACGTTCTCAGATAGCAAACCACCCCATAATCTTACCACACCCCAATGGTGCTTACTGGTGTCGCCTGCTTTTGGCTTTATACCTGCTTTTAAGCAAACTAAGTTGTCACCTCTATCACTATGCTCTATTGAGCAAAACGGGTATTGAATACCGGTACCATCTGGCAACACGCAAATTAAAGTGCCGCCTAGCAGGTTAGGCGCAAACGTGTAAACGACCTTACCGGCTTTGAAACTCTTTGTACCCCTAGCTCGTACTGCTTTTTTAGCCGCCGACTCTAATGAGTGCCAAAAGGTAGCAGCCCACGGATTTGCATTGCGCCACGACACAACTATTTTCTTGACTTCATAGTCTGGTTTTATAACACCGTAGTTTTTAGCCATTGAAGCAAACGCTCCTACTGCACCGCCATACCCTAAAGCCAATTCCGCAACTTTGCCAACTTGCCTTTCGCCAAGACCTAAATCTTTCGCCGCTTCAATGTAAACGTCTATGCCGCGCCTAAACATGTTTAATTTACGTTCGGCTCTGACGTCTCCTGAAAGCCATGGTAACGCCCTTGCTTCAATGGCAGACCAATCGCCTACCACGTACTTGTTACCCTTGTCAGGAACTAGCGCAGGGCGCAGAAGTTTAGATAATGATTGCATAACGTCCGGTACTGGCTCATTGCGCATCATTACTTCTTTCATTGCAATCGCTTCTTCAGAATCGTAGCAATTCCGTTTCATGTTGTGAAGCTGAAGACCTTTACTAGAAAACCTGTGCGTCTGCGCAGCACCGGCATGTATAAACGCCCCGCGTACTCTATCATCTTCAGGGTCCGCCATTGTCAGCATCTTGCCAAACTTAGCCACGCTTGATGCACTGGCGTCATGCAACAACCTTATTAAGTCTTCTACGTCTTCAAATAAATGTAAGTTGTCTGCATCTATCGACGTAATTATTGACTCTCGTATATCTCTATCAAGGCTGAGTTTCTTATGGTCGTTTTTATGTGTTGTCATTAGTTTAAGCAACTTACGGTCGTTTTCGTCGTCCTCCATGCTACCTAAAATATACTCTTTAATACGTTGGTATTGAGTCGGCTTAGTTATCAATCCGTCAGTAAGCGCCGTCAACTTAGCCCCTATCTCGCTTTGTTCTGCGGCGGCGTATTTAGTCGCGGCTAATGCTAAATCACGGTCTATCTTTACGCCGCGTGTATTCATGCGCTCATTGATTAGCCAATCGTTATGCTCTACCTGTGTCATTGAGCGAGTAGCACGCCATAAATCAACTGTAGCAATCACATCACTTTTGCAGTACTCCAACATTTCTTTTCGTAAATCCAATGACTCCATAAAGGTGCCGTCTTCTTGCGGTATAGATAACAGTTTTATTAGCTGTTTCCCCCGCTGACTTTTCTTATTAGGTACTTTGGCGGCTCGAGCTGCATCATCCAAGTTTGATGGCAGCGCGTTTACACGGCATTGCGCCGCTATGCAGTACCATTTATAATCTGGTATTTCTGGAAAACTATAGTCCGGTACGCCAATTAAGTCGTGTATTTCTCGGTCGAATGCCGCATTCATTGCGCCTACTAAAGTGGCTGCTTTAAGTTTCATCCTCCACACCATAGGCATGCACTTAGGCATTAAAAACCCGCAAGAAGTATCGTCGTCAGTGTCGTACATAAACAGGCATATAATGTCTGTGCTGAAGTCACTAGCGTAAACGTGCAACCCACTCGCCGGTAAATCAACTTTACTTCTGGTTTCGTAGTCAAGAATTATCATAATTACCCCCTATTAAAAAAGGCTACCTGAGTAGCCTTGAAAATTTTACTGTGTAACTACGCTCCGCGTCTTCGACGTCTTCTAGTCGTGGGCTCCGGCTCCGGCTCCGGCTCCGGCTCGGGTTCAGCTTCTACTTCTTCTACTTCTTCCACTTTTTCCACTGCTTCAGGTTCAGTCTTAGGTTTAGCCCTTGCTTTGGGTTTCTCAACTGGGTCGTCTTCTTTTTCTACTTCATCAGCAACCCAGTCTATACACTCTAAAACTGGCGTGTATATTTTACCATATTGCTTGTGCTTGTAGCTGTCATGTCCAAGCTCAACTACAGGGATTAATCGCCCATCATGTTTACCACCCCTAACTCTAGCTACTAACTCCTTCATCAACGTGTTAACCGCTTTTATACCGCCTTTGCTAGTAGTGGTGTAAATAACTTGAACGCCTTTGTTACCCCCATCAATGCAAACTAGGTTAACGCCTATTAACGCCTTGTAAGGTGCGCCAACGTCCGGCAACTGAGATTTAACAACAGGTGGCTCCGTCACTAACGCCGTTTCCTCCCCTACTAACTCACCATCATCCCACGCTTGAAAGCCAACACAAAATGATGCTGTATCGACTGCCCAATCACTATTACTTTCTACTTCAGTATCATCAGCGCCAAAAACCCATTCACCGGCTTTTGTCATTTTTAAAAATGTGGATTCCGCAGAACTAGCGGCTGTGATTGCAGTAGTGGTTTTATCTAACGCGTTAATAAGGTCGTTCATGTTGGCAGGTAAATTTTTTGTAGTCATAATAATAATACTCTTTCTAGGTTTAAATTTATTCGCTAATCGAATTGATTGTAGCGGCTATTGCCTTAATACTAATCGCTTCGGGTCGTTTGTCAGTGTCGGATACTAAGGTAGTACCGCTGCTGACCATGCTAATATAGGCGTCATACTTTTTAAAGTCAAGACCTTTCTTTTTAAATAATTTCTCTAGTTGAGGTGCCGTTTTTAACTTAACGTCGGTCGCTTCATCCAGTGTAACTTTCTTCGCTCTGCGCACCATTTCAAGAACTGTTGATTCCTCGGTCCACTTGCGCATAGCTCGTTTATCGACAAGTTTATACCCGTCTATGCGCAAGCCTTGTTCCGCTTGCTCATGCGCAAATGACTGAACTGACTTAGCCCATTCTATAACTTCATCAGCCATACCTAACGCGCTCGCTAATACCGCCGCGTCTTCACTTTTTGGTTTTATCATCAGCGCTTGTCTAGCCGCGCCCGTTTTAACAGGGCAAACAACCATAGCGGGGCAGTACTTGCAATGTTCTCCCGCAACTGGCTTAGTTTCGTCTTGGCTTTCTAACGCTCTTAGGTATTCGTCTGCAAACTCGTTTAAACGTTCTGGCGTAGTCTCCCATACTTGCACTATATCCATACCCTGTTCGCCATATTGCGGTTGAACTATGAATATAACAATTTTAGTACGCCCTTCAAAAAGCTGTGAAAGCCCTTCGGTTTCGGTACCGCACATAGCATAGAATAAGCCTTGCGCATTTTCATCTGGCGATACAAGATTGAAGCCAAACTTAAAATCACCTATAAAAACAGTGTCGCTATTGCAAGCTATTATGTCAGCGGTTCCTCCGACTTCATCGTCAATGAAAACTTCCGACTCTGATAATTCCAAGTCGAAAGTGTTAGTATCCGCAAAATCGCTATACGCTTCAAATGCAGGTATAACGGCGTCGTCTATCATTTCTTGGTCAACAATTTGCATTTTGTACGCCATACCAATGAGTTCGGGAAAGTCCATATCAGGATTTTCAATGAGGGTTTCCATGCAGTTATGCAATAACGTCCCTCGGTCTGCAAACTCATTGGTGCCACCTTCTCTCGACTTAGGCATTTTCTTTGATAGCTCAACCCATGCAGGGCAACCCAACGTTCTAGCGGCGGTTGAACCGCCATACTTATAGTGTTTATTTGGCATTATAATTCTCAATCCTAATTTTTATAACCATGGCGGCAGGTATAAGCATGATACTCACCAATGCAAAAACGCCTACCCAATGAGCTAGCTCAAATACTAAACTACTCACCGGATTTCATTGCTTCAGCCATAGCATCCAGTTCGGACGCCACCCATTGAGGGTACTCTGCATCCTCAGGGATTAGGCTATCAAGCTCAAATATTATTTTTTGCAATCGTTTAAACGTTTCGCTACTTCCTTTCGCGTGATTAATTAACTCACTGACAACCCAAACCATACGGCTTGAATTGTCACTGGCTGTTTTCTTAATCCACTCATGGTCAGCAGCATTAACGTATACCTGTCTTAAATCGCTTTTACCGCCTGAGGGTTCAAATTCTTTAAAATTTAGTATAGGCATTTTATATTATCCTTGTTCGCAATCTTCTATTGCCGATGCAAGTCCGGCTAACTCGGTCACATGCTCTGCCGTGTGACGTAATGATGCAACCAACTTTAACAACTGGCTTTTACTGGGTAGCATCCCTAAAAACTCATTGGGGTCGCCTTCTTTGGCTTCTCTTTGAAACTGTCTATATAAAGCTAACGATTCGCCTAACATAGAAAAACCGTACGGGTCTAAATCAGTCGCGACAACAGATGAGCTTATATTGGGCATTTTTTTTACGATTACTATAACATCCACAAAATAACTGGTTTCAATGTCGTACCGTTTTGCAACTGAATCCACACCTTCCACAAACTGCGTGACTAGTGGTTGAATGCCCGTGCTAAACTCTTTTAGTTGAGTTTTTTTAACTTCGTCTTCAGTTAAGTTATTTAGTAATTCTTTTGTTGTAAAATCTCTCATTAGTATTTTCCTTTATAGTGGGTTTTTGTTTCATTTAAGTTGATAAACTATCATAGTACGCATATACTAGTTAAGTCAAACAATATTTATAAAATAAACTGAAAGGAAAAGACGATGGATGAACTAAAAACGCTAGAAAGTATTATTGAACAAGAACCTGATGATATGTGGACTCATTGTAATGATATTGATTACTTTAGACATATAAAGCAACATTCTTGGCTGATATACAACGATGTAACTGGCTGTTGGCAACAAATGAAAACCACAGGAATAATACATGAAAAAAAACATTAGAAATAAGAAAGACATACAAAAACAAATAGACCAGTTGAAAGAGATTGAAAGGCTTAACACGTTTAGCAGTAACCTAAGTTTTTTATACGAAGGAAAGTTTACCAAGGTTGAGTTCCTTAAAGAGCAGTTAGCTAGTGCAAACCTAGAAACCACTAGAAAAGGATTTTGGTTAGGCTTTGAAGATGCAAGATGTCACCCCCAAGAAAATAATATTTTAATGCAGTGGGAAAAAACTTTAGTCTTTAATAAAACAAAACAACTAGAGGGCAAAAACAATGAGTAGAATTGAATTTTTTGGTAAAGCGACTAGAACTGAATCGCAGTTAGAGAAGGCGTTTAAACAAGCCCTCATAAAAAGGGGGTTTTTGTGCTATAAATTTTCAAGCCCTGCCAAGCGTGCCGTACCTGATGCAATAGTAGTGGCACCTAATGGCTTTGTGGCTTTTATTGAGTTTAAAAACCCAGTTGATAAAAGCAAGTTAACTAAGCTGCAACAAATTGAAGTTGAAAAACTAAAGCTGCATAAAGCAAACGTTTACGTTGTTCATAGCGGCGATGAAGCCGAAAAGGTTTTTTTAACCTTACTTAGCAAAAGTGGGTATGTTAAATGCTGAATTATAACTTACTAGATGAGGACCAACTGAAGTTAATAGACCGCATATATGAAAACGATGTGAATTTTATATACGCGACAATGGGCGCGGGTAAAACTGTATGCGCCTTAACTGCCGTTGATGAATTGCTTGCAAAGGGTATTGTTAGCCGTGTTCTTATTGTCGCGCCGTTAAGACCTGCAAAAGAAGTGTGGGCAACGGAGCATAAAAAGTGGTCGCACCTTACCCATTTAGATGTTGCGGTTGCCTGCGGCACACCTAAACAAAGATTAGACGCCATTAAAAGCGATGCTAAGATTGTTGTCATAAACATAGAAAACTTGGTATGGTTCTTTGATACGTTTAAACACGGTCACGGGTTTGATTGTCTAGTAATTGATGAGCTTAGTAAGTTTGGTAGTAATGGTGCAAAATGCGTAAAGAAACTAAAAACATATACTAATGATTTTACCCATAGGACCGGCTTAACGGCATCACCTACACATGAAGGTTTCGACCGATTGTTTGCGCAAACTCTGGTATTGGATGGAGGTGCTAGATTTGGTCGGAACAAGCAGAAGTTTTTAGAAACTTTTTTCTTTTCTACTGACTACGAACAACGGAATTGGGAGTTGATACCTAATATGGAACCAATACTAATGAGCAAAATAGAAAGTATATTTTACTCAATGCCTGATTACACCCATACACTCCCATTGTTGGCGGAAAAACACGTACACTTTGAATTAACTGAAGCGGGTAAAAAGCAATATAGTGAGTTTAAAAATCACAGTGTACTTGAACTCGGCTTATATACTATTGTCGCCGATAACGCGGCGGTACTATCTGGCAAACTAGAACAATTAACAAGCGGCTTTGTATACTGCGATGATGATGTATATGACTTATGCGTTGGGTTGCCTAGAAAAGACTTGTTTGTTTCTTTACGTATGCGCCTAGCCAATACTAAATGCTTAATTTTTTATACGCTTGAAGAAGAAAAAGAACAGATAAAGTCAGCTTTGATGGGTAACTGTAGTTTTATTAATGATAACGGCGTAATTGACCGGTGGAACAAAGGCGAAATCGATAACTTGGTACTACATCCTAAATCAGCTAGTCACGGTTTGAACTTGGCAAGCGGTGGGCATACAATTATATGCTATTCGCCAATCTGGTCTAACGACGCGTTTAAACAGCTTGTGGCAAGAGTATGGCGACGAGGGCAAGTGCATGATGTTTCTGTTTTTACATTAGTTTGCGATGGTACTGTTGACGAGGTGAAAGTTAAACGGATAACTGATAAGGAAGAATACGACAAGTTATTAAGGGCGCATATAAAAGGGCGTGGTTAACGCCCTTGTTTATTTTACTTCTCTTGTATATATGCGCTAACACCTAAATTAAAGTTTATCTCATACGTTTGTAGGTATCTTGGCACGCCTTTTCTAAACTTCATCAACGCATCAAAAGTCGCCAATTTTGCAGTGTCATAATCAGTAACTTTTATATATTCAGTGTATAGAATGTGCGCTGCTTGTTTACCTTTCAAGTGTGCCTTTTCTGCCGCATTGTTTAAACGCGGTCGTCTATCCGGTGGTAGATTACAATACCCATCAACGTCGCGGCTAGTCATTTCAAACTTGTTATAATTTGGTCTACGCCTAGTTACTTTCATATTAACCACCTACAAAAAATGTTATTAACTGATACATTAAAAAGCCAATCGCGCCTACTAACGCAAGTTTACCCATAAGGTGCCAAAAACCATCCACTAGGGTTAACATGAGCAAACCCATTACTCCTATAAAACTAAGCATATTAACTCCTTACAATAGTGGTTATTTTTGCACCCGTACCGGCATACAATGCTTTATAAAAAGCGACAACGCCCTTAACGTGATGTTTTCCGCTATTTGTGCGTTTGTAATGGTATTCTGCTAGTCTCTTATCGTTTTTTAATACGGTGATAGTCATAATATTTTAATCCTTTGTGTGGTGGTTTGAGGGCGCTTTATTGCGCCCGTTATGTTTAGCCTGCTATTGCTTTATTGATTTGCTTTTGTACGTAGTCCGCGCCCTGTTCTTGGTCCTTGAAGTTTTGCATCTGCGGGTCCGCGTTTAATATGATTAATTCTTCCTGTTCGAATTGCGTACCTTTCAAGTCGGCTTTCGTTATTGAACAAGTCGAACCATGCTCACTTTGCATATAGTGTTCACGTATGGCGAAGCCGACCGTCCTTAGTGTCGCCGCGGCAGTAAACATATTAATCAAGTCGGCTTCATTCAATTCATTTTGAGGCTGTTTTGCGATAATCGTTTGTACGTGCCTATTTATGCGCTCATCGTCTTGCGTTGATTGATTTGTAGTGCAAGCACTATACCCAACGATACCCACTGATATATCTTGTGCTTGCAAGTACTTAACAGCGCGAATAAGCGCGATTCCGCGATTGCAAAATTGGCTATCTTCGACGCCGCTAGTTGCGCCGAATGAGCAAGCAATCCAAACGGCGCGTTTTCCCACTTCCTGAATGCCTAGGTTTATCATGCAATGTTCTTCACCCATCGTATATGCTGTAACGTCGCAAGTTACGCCATATTCATCATGGTATAGGTTTATTTCCGGTTGCGTGGTTATGTGAGTACGCGCGGTTACTGCTAGTGCATCGCGCACCTTTTCTTTCACGTTATCCGGTGCGGTATTGTTTTTAAATCTGCGTTCTAAGTCTTTGCCAGAACAGTTACCGTTAAAGTGATTAGGGCGGCTTTTAAAGTATGCTGCATTACTTGCGCTTGCTATGCCTAGCCATTCGCTTACACCGTCAAAATGATTCATTAAAGTTTTGTTTTCTTTCGTGTAGTTTGTAACTATCATAATATCTATATTCCTATTGTGGATGCGTTTAAACAGCGTTAGCTAGTGATTGAGTCATGGCGGTAATTGTTGGCGCATTAACTTTTAATAATACGCTGCTGTATTCACCCGGCGTCATACCTTGTTTCACGGTATCCGCTATCATCGCGAGCTTGGCATCAACTGGTAGATTGCTCGATGCTATTTTACCGGCTTGTTTTATTGTGCGCGGCGTTATATCGGAACCGTGTATGCCCTTATTTGTGATTACTTGGCGCAAGGCGCGCATATAGTTAACTATTGGTTCACTAGCTAAACTATTCTCAATGTTAGCGCTGTAGTCATGCTCAATGCGAATGAAGCGATTTAGCGTAGCCTTGTCTAATCTAGCACGTCCGTTATAGTCACTACTTGCACCGGCACCGGTAGTATTCGCGGTAACAATAACGCGGTGGTTATCGGTGCGCTTTTTGGTTTCACCGTCGGGAAATGTCAGTTCACCGGCTAAGTCAAAAATCGCCATGATAGTAACAAGGGCGCGAGGGCATGAAGCGTCAATCTCATCAATGCAAAGTATCCCGCCGTCACTATCTAACCACTTGCGTACGATGCTTGCAACATAGCCGCTAGGCAACAATGCACCCAGTACTTCAAACTTGCTTAAAATCGCGCCCATTGTAAATATGGGTAAATCTAGCCCTTTTGCTATTTGCGTCGCGGTTGTAGATTTACCGGCACCGGTGCGACCGTAAAAATACAAATCATTGCCTACTGATATATGGTTAAGCGCGTTCGTGTAACACTCATGCGTTACGCCAACAACATTACTAGATACCGCGCCGCTTGCCTTGGTCAAGGCTACTTCGACAACGGTTGGCGCTTTTGAGTGTTGACCTATCAATTCAAGTACTCTTTTTTCATCAAGCGGGGCAGTTTTGGCGCCTGCCATTTTAAGCAATAACTCAGATAGTAAATCGGCATCGGTTTTAGTAGTCGTTGGTGTTTGTTCCTTTATAGGGTTGTTTGTTGGTTCCGGCGTTGGTTCCGGCGTTGGTTCCGGCGTTGGTTCCGGCGTTGGTTCCGGCGTTGGTTCCGGCGTTGGTTCCGGCGTTGGTTCCGGTGTGCTGTTCAATTCTAATTGATAGCCGGTGAACTGTTCACGCGTCATTAGGTCAAAATTGTACGCAAGGTTAACCACTTCAGCATTGCTCATGCCGCGGGTTGGCTTGCTATGTTGAGTCATTAGCGCGGTCTTATATGCTTGGATTGTTGAGTTATTCATATTGTATTGGTCCTATATGGTGGTTATGGGGGCGCGTTTAAACACCCCCTGTAGTTTATGCGTGAAGTTGGTCTGCAATGGCGTTGCTAGTGTCGTTAGCGCAACACGGGCAAACGGCTTCGCCTTCAAAGGCTTGTAATAGTTGGGTGCGACTGGCGCGGTATGTGAACTTGCAGTAAGTGCATTCGACTTTGAGCATTCTAGCAGTTTGCTTTTTCTTGCCACTGTTAGCGGCATTCAGTGCTGAATGCGGTATCTCGCCAATTGCGTCCACTATATCAAGTAATTTTTCTTGTAGTGCATCGCCCGCGACGGTCGCGGTTAGCTTGCCCACTAAACCAACTTTTCGCGCTGTTCTTGCAAAAAAATTCTTATGCCCTGATTCGCAGTCGTCCGCGGCATGTATTAGCTCATGTAGTAGCACATCAAGAATGCGGGTTGAGCTGTTTTCTGTCGGTGTAATAAATATGTGAGAAGTGATAAGGTCTTCACTTGCCGCTTTTTTCCAGCATTCACCGATGCTGTTCTTACTTTTAGGATGCCCAATAGATACGACGTATTTAAGCGGCATCATACCACCGTCACCCTGTTTAACTATGGCAGGTAGTAGAATGCTAGTGGATAGAATGTTAGCGGCTTCGATAAGCCATTGTTCGCGGTTTGCTGTATTGGTTTCAATAGTCATTTGCTTAGTCCTGTGTGGTTTAAATGCGCGGTTTTGCGTCAAGTGGTAATAGTAACAGGGTATTGCATCTATATGCAACGTTTAAATGCAATATATATGCAGACTATGCGGTGGCTGATTGGGACCGTTTTGTTACTTTGTTTGGGACCGTTTTGTTACCTGCTAAGTGTCTGTTATATAAAGGCTAAAAACAAAAGGTAACAAAGGTAACAGTTTTATAAACTTATAGGATTGTATAAAAGTGATTTTTTCAGTGGGCTTATATGTTTTCGCTGAAAGTCTTTTAAATCCTGTTACTTTGTTACCTTTTGGGACCAGTAGCGATACAGCCCGCGCCCCGCCTGCATTCTTCAGGGTAACAAAACGGATTCATTCTGTTACCTTTCTAAACGGCGCTGTATGACATGGTAAGCGCATGTAACATGTATCTAGTACATATCCATAGATAGCAGGCGAAGTCTATAAATCAGGAATCGTTTAATTAATAAACAGTATGTTACATAGATATGAGTGATAGATATTGCATGGCGTTTAAACAGCTCGTTTACACACAC